AAACTTTAGGCTCAAAGCCCTCTTTTTGCTTTATGTTAAACAACTTGCCACTATTACTAACAATATAGCAAGGGGCGTTAAAATCTATTGTTGTACGTATGTGTGTAGGTATTCTTAAAAGCTCAAGGCTACCTTTATTATTTTCTACTAATAAAGCTTTACCGCTGTAAAGCATGCCATCAATAAAAAACTCATTTCTACCATCTTGGACTAGCTCACGCCATCCCTCAAAAGTACCACTTGTTAAGCTTTTGTATATGTTTAAAGCAAGGTTTAATGTATCATTAGATAACATTTCTTTGCCCCTCCTAAAGGGCGTATTTAGTGCTATAAAATGCACTGGATACAAGCGGAGTTAATCCGCAACTTCCAAAGGCTGGAGCGTTTACCCTGCGAAAAGTATTAACGCTCTAGCTCTTTTTATATTTCTCTTTTAACACTATTTACAAAACTTTTTAAAGCTCTTGATGAAACCTTTGATAACTCTTGGCTATCTCTAGGCTTTTCAAGCTCCTTTTTGTTTTGTTGAGAGAATTATTGCACAACTTAACTTAAATAATTCTTAATAACAAAGAGAATTTATTTATTTTTTAAAAGAAAATACTTAAGAGGTTAGCAAAGCACGATAATATCGCTATTTTAGCTATAAAGTGTAATGATAATTACAGAATTATTTTGGATTGTTTGAGTAGATATTTAAGGCAGCTTTTGGAGTGCTTGGGTTTGTAGTGTAAATGGTTGTGAGGGGTTGGAGTGTGTTAAGAGTGCTTTGGGAGTGCTTTGGGAGTGCTTTAGGATTGTTTGGGCTTTTGTGAGAAAAATAAAAATAAGGGAGAGAAAAAATGTAATGATGGTTACAGAATTGAAAAAAAGAGAGACAACAAAAAGCTAGGGCAGCTTTAGGCATCTCTCAAAGTATTTAAGGTTAGTTTTGTATGCATTTAGAGTGGTTAGGCTTACTTTAGCTTATGCTTTGATAGCTCCAGCTTTGTTTATGATACTCTTTGATAGCTTTAGCTTATGCTTTAGTATCTTTTGGCTTTGTTTATAATAATATCGGCTAACTTAACCGAATGAAATATTTACAAAGATAACGATTTTAAGGCGTTTGCTTAGCTTTGTCTTTAGATAGTAAGGGACTTTATAAGGGATTATTTAGCAATGTTTGGCTTTGTCTTTAGTGTCCTTTGGCTTTGCACTAGGCTATATAAGATTAATTATTATTCTTTATAGGGCTATTACTTTGCTGTGCTTTGCTTGCCCTTGCTTTGTGCTGCGTAGCTTTGGCTTTTGTTAAGGGCTTATTTATCGAAAATCTTAGGGGGCTATGGGGGAAAGGCGGAGACCCTGAGCGTTATCTAGGGTTTCAAATATTTTTACCATTTTCTTAAACCACTCCTGAGGTAATCCTTAAGTAAATCTTAGCAATCCCTAACATAACTTAGAGAAACTCTTAACAATTCTGAACCAGCCCTTGAGAAAACCTTATCAGTTATTAAGATAATCCTCTAGCTATCTTGATCTATTCCTAGACCTTTCCTTTACACTATTTTATTAAAAACGTTAATAAACCTATCTAGGAGCTTCTGTAATAAACAAAAGGTATCTAAGAGTAGTTTGTATTACCTTAGGTTAGTTTTGCTCTCTATGGCTCTCTAAATACTTCTAAATGGTATATAAGGTTTTATCCCTATATCCAAGAGACGATCATTGATTATCTCTTAGACATAGTTAGGGAGCTTCAAAGGTATCCTATCTCTGCTCCCAATGATATTTTAAAAGGAGTTAAAGACACCTATAACAATCTTTAACGATCCCAAAAGGCTTAAATCTTTGAGTAAGTTAAAGGTATCTTATAGCTATCTTTAAAGCTATTATGCTTATCTTAAGGACATTCTTTATAAATATTCTTTATAGGATTTAGATTAAGAACTCCTAAACAACTCTAAAACTATCCCTAGAGTATCACAGAATATATCTCTGTGTTATCCTAGAATATCCTTTAGATTATCCTAGAGTTACCTTATAGATTATCCTAGAGTTATCCTTAAGGTTTATCCTCTCTCCCCCTTACCCCCTCTCTCCACTAAGGGGCAGGGTTCTACAAATAACGTATTTTAGGGCTTTTTAACGTTTAAGGAAAAAGTTTAGATATCAAGACATTATTGGTGTATTTTAAGTCTTGTTTAAGTATTTTTATGCTATGTTTAGCTCACTATGAAACATATATACACAGTGCCTATTACTCAGGACAACCTACATTATCTAATGCAAGACCTAGTAAGAGGTGATGAAATAGTCTTAATGAGTATCAAGCTTCTAGGTAAGGATGCTAAACAAGCCCTAAGAAACTTTGGCTCTCTAAGCACAAAGGCTAAGGTCTATACAGCAGCAGGACTAAGAGTGGATAGAACACTAATAAAGAGAGAGTTTAAGCCCCCTGAACCAGCTCCTCGCTTCTCTGTGGCTGATATGGATTACATCCTTCCTTTTACTGAGCCTAGATTTGATTATATGAACAATAAATAAAAATCAATTCTAAGGCATCTAGGAAGCTCTAGGTTAAACGAAAGGGTTACTAGAGGTATAATCTATCGTTTTAAGACGTTCGTTCTTTGTAGAAGCTCCTAGACCCCTTTATGAGCCTTAGCACTTCTAAAGACCATTTTTAGGCTATTGTTTAAAAGCAGCCCTTTAAATGGGCTAAGAAATCATAAACGTTCATAAAGCTATCTAGGAGGCTCTCTATTGCATTTTAGCTTTAAAGAGGGTAATTTACTACCTTAATGTCGTTCGTTTAACTACGAGCTTCCTAGACACCTTTATGAGTGTTCTTGACTAAAAAGGGAGAAACATTTAGCTTCCCCCTTAACTTTAACTATATAAACTTCCTAAACTTTGTTCTTTCTCTCTTACCCATATTAAGCTCAGCTAAATACTCATCAAGTAACTTGTTATCAATACGTTCTTGATAGTTCTTTAGGAGTTTCTTAGGGTCAGCTCCGACTTGCTTTAGCCAGTAAGCTACTGCCATAGCTAGTGCATCAAGGCGGTCATCGTGCCTTAAAGAGCCTCTATCTTTTGTTATGTGAGTGAGTTGATAAAACAAGCTATACACAAACCTACTATCATCATAAGAGCCATCAAGAAATGGTTTTAAATCTTCCTTAACAGCCTTATAGTCAAAGACAAGCTTATGAGCATTTAGGACTGGCTCAAGGGTGTCTATGATACGTTTCTCTTTTTGTGTTGAATGAGATACCTCAGAGAGAGCACAAGGATAGATATTGTTTAGTATAGGTTTAAGAAGCTCTACATACATACCATCTCCAAAGTTACTCTCTACTATTATCTCATTTACCCTTTGCTCTTTAGCTATTAAGGCTAGTTTTATGAGTGTCTCTTCGCTATACCCACCAATAAGACCACCACAAGCTGTGGCAAAAAGCCTGCTGTGAAGGTGCTTAACTACTGCATAACCAGTCTCATCTCCACCTCTACCACTTGGGTCGATAGCCATTACGGCTCCGGTATATGCTGCATATTCGCTATCACAAAACATAGGATAAAACCACCTATCTCCCTCAAAGCCAACGTTAGGTAGCTCTCTTATTATCTGCTCTTTAGCACTACCATAGCTAAGATTTATTGGTGCTTTGTCATGAGGTAAGCTAGTAACTACTAAATCTCCAGTCTTAAGTGGGTATCTCTCACTATCACTTAAGCTAGTATCTAGCATATATTGAAGAGCATATCCACTTCTACCATAAGAGAGCCTACGCTCATTTAGGTCATCTTTTGTAAATCTCTTAGGGTCTGTTGGAGTTCCTACTGGCTCTCCTCTTTCTATCATCTCTTCAATGCTAGGAGCTAGTGCTCCATTATAAGTATCCTTTTGAGGTATCTCAGCAGTCCAAACTCTGCAATGAAACCCAGTAGCCCTTAGCTTGTTATAGATACTCTCTTCAGTTTGTGGAGTTCCTAGATAGATAATCTGAGATGTCTCTTTTGGTGTTAAGATAGCCTCAAACTCTTTTACAGCTTTAAGTAGCTTTTCTCTTAGATCAGCTGTGGCTGAGTTATTAGGCACTTCAACGTCATCTGCTATTATGTAATCAGCTCTTGATCCAGTAAGCATTGATGTGATACCAAGTGATTTAACACTAGGAGCATGGCTAGCTAAAGCTGGAGCTACATCAAAGGCTACTTTAGATTGTCTTTGGTCGCTTGTAGGTATGAGATGTTGTAATATAGGCAACTCACAAATGAGCCTTTGTGTAAATACACTAAAGTCATCAGCCCTTTGTTTAGAAGCTGAGACAACTAATACCTTAGCTTGTGGATCACGTAGTAGTAACCAACAAACAAAGCTTGACGTTATCCAAGACTTTCCTATACCTCTAAAGCCCTCTATAATCTTTCTTTTTATATCAGGCTCTTGTAGGTAATCTGCTATTTGAAACTGTACTGGGGTTGGGTTAGGGAGATTTAGGTGTTTCCATACTATAAAGAGAAACTGCTTAAAGTCTCCCTTTATACGTTCTAAATCACTCTCCATCAACTATCTCCTCAGGCTCTGCTATGATTTCTCCATATTTATTTAGCTTAGGTAGTCTTGGCATATTCTGTGCTAACTCAGCAAGAAACTCATCAGGGTTCTTTGCAACATCAAGGTCTCTTAATGTAAAGCCATTATCCTTTAGGAGTGTTATAGCATTTCTTATATCCTTACTGTCTGCTTCGCCTCTCTTTAGCTTCTCAATAGTATCTTTTAGAGTTAGCTCCATAATGTCTATAAATAGACCTTGTATTCTCTCTTTTGCTTCATTCATATTGCTTCTGCTCTCCTTATCCAGCCTTGCCTATTTATAGCAAGACTAGGGTCTCTCTCAATGAGTGATTGGTAGTAGGCTATCTCAAGCCTATCGTAACCTAAATCAAAGGCTAGGGTATCATAAGCATTTATAGCTCTTATAGTCTTTTCTCCTATAATGCCATCAACATTTACTCCAACTAGCTTTTGAGCTGCTTTAATAGCATTGGCTTGACCTGCATTTACACCAAAGACAAACATCTCATTTGCTTTTATGTTATCTTCTATATAATCAAGCTTCATTACGTTCCAAAACTCACTCTTATAAAACTTATAGACAAGCTCTTTTAACTCACTATCTTTTGATAAGAGCACACTAGCTTTCTCTAAGTTGCCCATCTTATCTATGGCTTTTAAAACCTTATCCCAGCCAGCCCAAGATGGATGAGCATATTTGTAGATGCCATAAAAGGTTATATCTTTTTCCTTTGGGTTCTTATGTAAAATATCAGAGCTAGAGGAAAACTCTAGGCTCTCTAAGAAACCCATAGCTTCTTTAAAGTTAGCCATTAGCTCTCTCCTTAAACTTTACTCTCTCTTTATGCTCTGCTTTTTTACCTATATTAAAGCTCTCTATTGGTCTGTGGTAGCCCATAACTCTTGTATAGATAACACATCTTGTTCTCTTGCTATCATCTAGTTTAACCATTTATCATCCTCACTCTCTCTGTTTTTTCTTACTATTGGAGGCAATACTGATTGATAGGTAACGCTTCCACTTTGATTAAACCTAACCTCTTTACAGCAGTCGTGAATGCTCTCTGTTTTTATTTTGATTTCCTTTAGGTCGCTTCTGATTTCACTATTTAAATCTCTTGTATAATCCATAGCTTGTTTAAAGAGCTCATTACTTACCTTGCCGTTCTCAGCTAGTTGGTGCATAGGCTCTTTAAGAGCTTTAATAGTGTAATAGCAAAACCCAACTAGCCCAAAGACAACCAAGATTAATATACTCACTACTCCAAGCTTGTCAGCTTGTAGGGCGAAGTTTAAGACTTGCCCTACGTTATTCTCGTCCATCCCTTTTCCTTTCATAATCTTTTATAGCTTCTAACTGATCTACACAAGTCTTATACCCACTATAAACATCTATTAGTAACATACCAGCTTCGTTTTGGTTTGTTACGTTTCTATCTGAAATGATAGGTGCATTAAGCAAGTGATTAGGTATCTTGTCATACTTACTTACTACTTCCTTGTTTGCGCAGCCCATCAAGCACATAAGAAACGCTGATGTCAAGAGCATTAGACATATCCTTTTTGTCCTCATTTTGCACCCTTTCTTTGACTTTATTTGCTTTTATCTCTATTATCCGCTTTTGCCTACTGACCTTTTCAATGGTATCAAGCTTAAGAGAGATGAGCCTATCTTGCTCGCTTATCTCATCTTTTAGCCTAAGGTTCATCTTATCACTAGCACTTAATCTCTCTTTGGTAACACTTAGCTCATTATCTAAGCTTTGATACCTATACCCTAGAAACAAAGTGCTCAGTAGTAAAAAACCACTAAGATATAAACTAGGACTTAGCACTGGTGTCCCTCCCATATTTGATTACGTGGTAGGCTCTTACGCTTAGATAAAAGAGCATTACTTTCCATTTAGCAACCCCTAAAAGCTCCAAGACCTCCTTGAAGGTATCATCAGCTACTTTAAAGTCGCTATTGTTGCCCATCTTAATATAAAGCCTTAATGCGTTATCTGTAAGGTAGTCGTGAATGACTGAGGCTGTTAAATACTCAGGGCTATGAGGCTCAAAGAGCCACCAAAATATTCTAGGGATACTTGCACCATCTGTTATGTA